GCTGTAATCCGCTTGCTTGACCTTGCAGGACTTCGAGGAATAAGCCTTGAACTTGCCAACGGAGATATTGATGACTGTATTGAAGATATGGCAGAAGCCTGTAAAGACGAAACTTTCACCGAATCAATCTATTCCATCTCTACACTTCCTGTGAGATATGATGGCTTATATGATTTCCATACTACCGTTAATGATATGGTACTATCTATCTTCGGACTTGCCAAATATCTTGAGATTGACCTATTTTGGCATATTGAGCAGAAGATGAAGTATAATAAACTTCGTGATAAGATGCACGGGAAGAAATACTAATTGAATGTGCGTGAGGAACGTGGGGGTGCCTGCCCTGCCTTAATAGATCGGCTTCAACCGGCGTCATGCACATTTTTAATACATAAATACTATGATAAGGACAAAAGTAAAACTCTATTTGAAAGGTGAAGGAGGAGACACCGATTCTATAACAACATGGATTAATCTCCCGGAGCAAGAGGCACACGATCACTATATAGGTAAACGGCTTAATATAGGTACAGTTGCAGATCGCATGATGAAATGTCATAAGGTCGAAACCTTGAATGTGCAAGATAAAAAAACAAAGGGGGCAATTAACAAGGCTCCGATTATTTAATAACTCTTTAAATATAGCATTATGAGTACAGAAGAAATTAAGAAAAAGGCTCCCTATAATTTGAGGGAGAAGAAAGAGAAGGATGCAAAATACAGGTCATTAATCAGACCTGCTCTAGCAGATGAGTTATACGATAAGATTCTGAAAATTGTCGTTGCTCAAAAAAAGTACAAGGACCCAGATTACTCTGCTAAAAAATTGGCGAAGGAATTGAAGACGAATACTCGCTATCTTTCAGCAGTTATAAACTCTCGTTTTGGCATGAACTATTGCTGTCTGGTTAATGAATATCGGATTAAGGATGCTTTGCATTTATTGACTGACAAACGTTATGCCGACAAAAATGTGGAAGAAATTAGTGATATGGTTGGTTTTTCTAATCGTCAATCGTTCTATGC